GGATCCATCTCGACGAAGAGGAGATGCTGTAATCATTATGGGCAGATCCTGAGACGCGTAATGATAAACGTTACCTCGAAGAGATGCGGTTGAAACACGAGTTGGGCATCCCCCTGGATATTTTGTGGGCAGAGATGGGTTACAGCGCGGAAGATATCGAGGATATGAAGCTCTCCCCTGAATACCAGGGACGGCTGCGAATGATGGAACTTGGTTTTGGAGACGAGAATGGATGAACGGCAGCGCAGTTATGAAATTGCGTTACTAACGAGCGAGGAGATCCGACGGCTGTTTGGCAAGATCGGAACCAGCCAGAACCCACGCGGGATGATCCTGGCGGCTTACCGCAATGCCATTCGATCGCTGCGAGGTCGGGTGGGAAACCAGGCATTGATGGATGATGCGTTGATCAGTCTGAGGCTGGCCGTGCTGGAATCCTTGACAGACGTGCTGCGGGCAGGCGTTGAGGTTGGAATGAAACAGGCCGAGATGGAGCTCAAGTTATGGGCAATACGTCCTGCTGGCATAGCCCAGGATATAGCTGATGCAGCCAGTGCAATAACCAACATCGTTGACAGCCAGATCCAGGCAGCCTGGGCGATGAAGCGGATGGGTGCCGAAGAAGCGATATTGATAGGCGATGCAAAGCGGTTGGGACTTTTGAATCCAACACCGGTAACCCGCGAGAGTGCAAGATGGCTGACCATGAGTGTGAACAGCGCATATGCCAGTATTGTGAAGCAGTCATTACAGCAATCGGGCGATGCCGGTAATTTTGACAAACAGGCAGTGGCAGCCATTGATGGAAAAACAACGGACTGCTGTCTCAGGGTACACGGCCAGACCGTGCCCATGGACGGCATGTTCAAGCTGACCGGGGAACCGCGTTTTGCAGACGAGATGGCAGCGCCAGGATTCCACTGGTGGTGCAGGACCGCCATGGTCCTCGTACCAGCCAGCAGAAAAAAGGACCAACTAACTATTGAAATGGAGGAGGCAGCAACAAATGAAATAAAAGCGAGAGAAGAAACGGGCATAAGGGAGGAGATACATCCCTCTCACGCCAGAAGCGGAAGGGCTAAATGAGCTATCCAACGGATATTCATGGTCCATCCAGTACGGCACGGAAACAAACGGACATGGTTGCGAAGTGCAACGTGTGCGGATGTCAGTGGCAAATGAAAAGCCCAAATCGTGATGATGTCAAGGGCTGTTCATTCTGCGGCGCCCCCAAAAAAGCCATAACCGTTATCAGCGAAGCACCAGGGTATGGCGGGGTGATCATTTATTAAATTACGTGACGCCAACGGTTAAAGGCGGAAGGAGTAAAAGATGAGCGACAAGAAAATTGAAGATGATGCCGACATAAAACCCGATGACGCGAACGCCGGCGGTGAACCAGGCGGTGACGGGAGCAGCAACAAAACATCATTCAACCAGGCAGATATTGATGCCATCGTAGCGGAGCGACTAGCCCGGGAAAAGGCGAAGTATGCCGATTATGAGGACCTCAGGAAGAAAGCCAAGAAACTTGATGAGATAGAAGAGGCAAACAAAACTGAGCTTGAGAAAGCGCAGGAGGCTGCCAAGCTCGCCCAGGAAGAACGGGATGCGATGTTACAGCAAGCCAACGATATCAAGATCAAGGCGAAGTTTGAAACGATTGCCAGCAAGCTGGGTGTAAAGCACCCGGAAGATGCCTTTGCGCTTGCTGATCGGTCTGGTGTCTCGATTTCTGAGGATGGCAGCGTGGTTGGCGTGGATGATGCGGTTAAGAAGCTGGTTGAAGCCGGGAGATTGCCTCTCACAGGGACCAAGGTACCGGAACTTAATGCCGGGGCAGGTGATCACGATGGAGAGCTAAACCAGAAATCAGCCACCGAGGAACAAAAGAAGATCGCTGCAAAAATGGGCATCAAGCTCGAGGATTACATGAAATTTGTGAAAGAAAAGAAGGCGGCATAGTGCCGCGTAAATAAAAGGAGGTAATAAATGGCTACAAGAGGATTTGAGTTTGCCTACATGCTGGATGGGTCACAGGCTGTGCCTTTGATAAGGGATCTGCCTGTCAACGGAACTGGCGCTTATGCGATTGGCGACCTGGTCTTACTCAACAGCGATGGGGAATGTGCGGCTGTAACTGCAAGCGCCGGTGAGGTGACCGGTGTCATTCAAGAGGCAAGGGCGTCTGGCTCAGATGGTGACCTATTGAAGGTTGCAATCATCACCCGCAACCAGGTATGGCGCTGCTCCATGGATGCATCGACCACACTGGCTGTGGTTGGTTATACCAAGACGTGTGACGTGGCTGACACCAACACACTGGATGCTGATGATATTGCTGGCGGGTCGGCGATTTTTGTCGACGAAGATCTTGATGACGACGGCAATGTCCTGGCGTATGTCTGCTTCGCAGATACCACATTTGGCAACACATAGCAGGCTGATCAACTGAATAAGTAAATACGTAAGAGGAGGTTAAAAATGGCTATATCAGAACAATGGCCCTATCTGTTAGAACCCGGATTGAAGGCCATATATCAACAGCAAACCGCTGCGCTTGTCGCTGAATCCAAGATCCAGATGCTTTTCAATGTGATCTCAAGCGATAAGTCTGCAGAGGAATTCCTTGGCGTCGGAGGTATGGGGGATTGGGAAGAATACAAGGGCGCCATCGAATATGATGACATGGATCAGCTGTATAAAACCACACTGACCCACAAGGAATACTCTCGAGGATTCTCGGTCGAGAGAAAACTGGTCGATGATGATCAGTACAACATCATCAACCAGAAACCAGCCAGCCTGGCACTGACTGCTGTGCGCACACGCGAGAAACACGCCGCGAGCATCTTCAACAATGCATTTTCATCGAGCTACACCGGCGGAGATTCCGTCTCGCTGTGTAATGACAGCCATCCCCTGGCGCCAACCCATTCCGCCGACGTCGTTGACAATGCGGGAAGCTCGGCATTGGGTTATGACTCGGTTGTGGAAACAAGGCGGATCATGCGCGAGTACGTGGACGACCGCGGCGAACTTACCCCGGTGATGCCAGACACCCTGCTGGTACCCCCAGAGCTCGAAGAGACCGCATTCTCTATCTGGCGGACCATGAACAAACCGGATACGGCAGATTACCACAACAACTTTGTGCAAGGATTTTTGGGCAAGGTTGTGGTGTGGGATTATCTGACTGATGCCAACAACTGGTTCCTCATGGATTCCCGCCTGGCAAAGATCCACCTGTTGTGGGTGGAACGTGTCCAGCAGGAGTTTGCAATGGACCCCGCAAGCGATTTCAACCTGATCGCCAAATATCGCGGGTATATGCGTTACAGCTACGGCTGGAGCGACTGGCGCTGGGTGTACGGCCATAACGTAACTTAGGAGGTGATGAAATGACCACGCATAACGATATGCTGTATCACCTCGGAGGTGTGCCCGTAATGGCAGGGATCCCATTCGGGGTAAATGCCAAGTATTACTTTGTGGATCCCGCAAACGGCTCGGATGGCAACGATGGGTTGTCCATTGATAAAGCGCTTGCCAGCCTGGCAGCTGCTGAGGATAAGTGCGTTGCCAACCAGCACGATACTGTCTTTTATATTGCCGGGAGTTCGGGGATCGACCTGAGCGCAGCGCTTACGTGGGATAAAAGCTACACCCATCTGATCGGGATCTGTGCTCCATCCCATGTTGCCCAACGCGCGCGTATATTCCAACTATCAACGCTGGAGGGCGCGAGCCCGCTGTTGAACATCACTGCCTCAGGGTGCATCTTCAAGAATTTTTACATCTTCCAGGGTGTGGACGATGCAACCTCGCTAATCAATGTGCAGGTCACAGGCTCAAGGAATTATTTTGAGAATGTGCACTTTGCCGGAGGCGGTCATGCAGCCCAGGCAATTGATGGCGGCGCCAGCTTGAAGGTCAACGGCGGTTCGGAAAACAAATTCAAAAACTGCACCTTTGGTGTGGACACCATTGCCGCCGCAACGGGTATGGCGGGTGTCCTTTTTGACAGCGCTGGTGCACGCAATGCGTTCGAGGACTGTCTGTTTACCATGTACGCCGGACACGCCGGTGCCAAGTTCGTTGAGATAGTGGATAACGCGGGTTTTGATCGCTACATCCTGTTCAAGAACTGCCTGTTCATCAATGATGCCACTGCCTACACCATGACCGAAGCTTTTACAGTTCCTTCTGGTATGGGAAGCGCAACCCACAGGATCATCCTGCAAGGATGTGCCTTCCTTGGAATTGGGGACATTGAAGATAGCGACCGCGGCATCGTGTACGCTGCCATGGGCACGTACACTGCAGGTGGCAACTCTGGCCTGATGGAAGCTGTTGCAGCAACCTAGAACCTGGTGAATTAATGATGAGGACGGGGCGGGATTGATTTCCCGCCCCATGGAGGTAAACGATGCCTTATATCGCGAATAAAGACATCCTGATGATGAGTTCAGGAAAATCCTGGAAAAAAGGCATGATGATCGGAAGCGAAGAGATCCCGGTTGCTGTTCGGAAAAAGATGCTCGAAGAGGGCGTGATAGAACAGGTTGGTGAGAAGTTGGCCAAGAAAGCAGCCGCGGTTGTCAAATCGACTGCCAAAAAAGTGGAACTTCCGATATCGGAAGAGAAGGAGGTGGATGTTGATTAGGCAGCTTACTCCCCTTGTGATCACATGCGCAGGTTCAGACGGATCTGCAGTTGGAAATGCTGTGACGAAGAATGTAGTCAGAGGAAGGGTTCTGGCGGTTCATCTTGATTATGGGACCGGACAGGCAGCGACCTCTGATGTAACCATTGCCACAGTGAATGCACCGGTGAACACCCTTTTGACGGTGACCGACAGCAACACGGATGGCTGGTATTACCCGAGGCACCAGGTGCACAGCGAAGCAGGTGCGGGTCTGACCTATGACGACACCCGGAAAGTGCAGGAAGCAGTGCCTGTGTGTGACCATATCAAGGTCTCGGTTGCGCAGGGTAATGATACGAAGACCGTCACGGCAACAATCCTGGTCGAGGAATAACCCATGACCCTGACTTATACCGGTAACCTGGGAACAAGCCTGGACAAGGTGCGTTTTTATATTTCTGACAAGGTGGCAAGCAGCGGTCCATTGCCCGACGGTGGGAACTTCACTGACGACGAAATCAACGGGCTTATCACTGCTGAGGGAACGTGGCAAAGAGCGGTAGCGGGTGCATTTGAGATCATTGCTGCGGCATGGTCCAAATATGCCGACATTACTGTCGGTTCACGGCGAGAATCGCTTTCCCAAATCGCAGCAAGCTACCAAAAACAGGCAGAGTCCTGGCGGAAACAACATGGGACAGCCAGCGCTACTGGCGCCAGGGCGATGACACGCGTGGATGGTTACTCGGATGATATTGCGAGCGATGACGTATGACCAGTAATGCATTGACCCGATTAGCAACCGTCTCGGCAAGTACCAAGCGAAGCCCAAGCATTTCCTCGGGTAAACGAGGCGCCCCTACAACCAAGCTGTCGAGTGTTAAGTGCACACCCCTTGACCCGGTGACAGAAGAGGTGCGACGACGGGTTGGATTGGAAACGCCGCACGAGCTGCTGATGTGCTATGCACTGGGTTCAATTGACATCAAAGAGGGCGATATCCTCGTGGTTGGCTCTGAAGAATACCCGATCAAGGCGGTTGGTGAGTGGGCGGCAAGCCCTCAGGGAAGTGATGGGTATCGTGAATTGATCGTTGAGGAATTGAAGCGATGAGCGGCGTTGGGATAAGCATCAAAGGCCTGCAGGAAGCCATGGCACAAAATGCCAGGCAGATCGCAGCGCTTAAGCCAGAGGGAGCTCGAGGACATGCTCTGCTTTATGGGTTGACGGCGCTTCACAGGTACGCTGTCTCGATTACCCATGTCTGGATATTCAAGGGTGGCGGGTTGCGGGCATCACACCGGATGAGCGTAACTGAGCCCGGAGAAAGAGGCAGGATCTATATTGATCCAGCAGCAATCAACCCGAGAGGGCAGCGACCGGCAAAATACGGCATCTTTGAGCATGCGCGTGGTGGAGATCATGCGTTTTATGACCGGACAATCGCAGAAGCTGGACCAGCCATCACCGAGGAGATGAAGCGCATGATGTTGGAAGGGATCGTTGGAGGCAGAGCATGACTGTGATCAACCGAGAGAGCGTACGGGACGCCCTGGCAGGTCTGTTAACAACCGCATTGGTTGGCACCGCGAAACCTGCCCAGGCAGTTTATGGCTACCAGATCGGGGATTTTGCAGGGATGACGCCAGTGGTCACCGTTTCTGGCGAGGGGATCGAGCGCAGGCAGAATGCGGTCTCCACGCGGGAGGTTGTAACCATCTGGCTGAACGTCCATGTGTTTGTGCTGTACTCAGACCAGGGAAGCTGGGGGGAGGATGATGCTGAGGACAGGATTGACCTGATCGAGCAGACGATTGCCGAGACTATCTGCAATAACCGGACGGGCACATACTGGGCAAACCTGCAATATGCCGGGCGGACACAGATGGGCAGCCTTGAAATAGGCGGCGCTGAATACCGATGGGAGGTTATCCCGGTGACTGCAACCTACTTTGACAATTAACAGGAGGAATGGACATGTTGAAATACACAGGCGGCGGATATGGCGGAATGCTGGCACATATACCCGCCAGGGATCTGAATGACGAGGAAGTGAAAGAACTGGGCGGTGAGGAGAAGTTGATCAAAACCGGATTGTATGTCCGGTCTAAAAACCACGCGCCCATAAAAGAAATAGAAGTGGCACCCGAAAAGGAGGTGTTGAATGGCAGGTAACTTTTCACGAAAGATACAACTTGGGCTTGAGAGCACCAAAGGCACAGCAGTTGCCGCAACTGCTGTATGGAGAGGCCCTGGCGCGGAAATTGAAGATCAACGAGAGATGGTTTTCATCGATGAAAATGTGGGATATATCCCGAATGTCAGCCGCACGACCGTGCCGAAACTGATGGCAGGACTGGCGATCCCGGAAACCGAGGCGACCTTCGAGCAGCTGCCATATATCTGCGCTGCGGGCATCAAGGATGTTGTCACTGGTGTAGCGGATGGCGCGGGAGACGGGAAGGTCTATGCCTACACATTCCCGACCACAGCGGCAAATACAACAAAATCGTACACGGTCGAGGCTGGCGATGGTCAGCAGGCGTATGAAATGGAATATTCCTTCCCGCTCGACTTCAAGCTGACCATGAAGCCGGGCGAGGCGATCAAGATGTCATCCACTTGGGTGGGGCGTCAAAGAACCAAGTGCAGCTACACCGATGCACTGGCACTGCCAAGCGTGGAGGAAATCCTGGGAAGCAAATCCATCCTGTCCATTGATGACAATGATGGCGATTTTGGCGATACTGCCATATCCAATACCCTGTTGGGCTATGAGCTTTCTATTATTACCGGATGGAAGCCAAGATTCAGGGGTTCGGGCAATCTGTATTTTGCCGAGGCAATATTTGACCCCAAGGCGTTCGAGGTGATGCTCAATGTCACGATGGAATACAACGGATCAGCCGTGGCTGAGGTGGACAACTATGTGGCTGAAACAACCCGCCTGATCAGGCTGAGCACCACTGGATCAGCCTTCGATACAGGCGGCACAGATTACGCCAATAAGACCCTGTTGCTCGATATGGCCGGGATGTGGGAGAAATTTGAGCCCATTGATGAAGAGGACGGCAACGATGTTGTGACGGGCATCTTCAGGGGCACATACGAAGGCACCGCAGCCGAGTTTGGTGGAATCACTGTTGTCAATAGTTTAGCCAGCCTGACATAGGAGCAATGATGGAATCAGAACATAAAGTATTTGGGAAGATCGAGATCCCGGTATTGAAGCAAGGAATACTCTCAAGATATCTGATCGCTGTGCAGGGCTTTGGCGACTTACCTGTACAGACCTATCATGGGGAGGCGCTCAAGGTTGCCATCAAGCAGGAGCTCGTGAAAATCGAACCTGAGCTGAAAGCCGAGGACGTGGATGATGCCAACCCGGGCGCGGTGCGCTGGTATTCCGAGCAGCTGGCAAAGGCAATTGGCGAGGCAACGAGAATAAACCCGGAATGATCCTGGCGGCGGCTGACTGTGCTGATGGAAAGGCGCCGCCGCCAGAAGAACTTGAGCTTGCGCTGCAATGCCGGCAGTGGCACTGCCTGCCCGAAGCCGGAGGCATACGAGATCAACGAGCTGGAGAGATGGAACGGATGAAGATAGCAATCAATGTTTACGATGCCATGCAGGTGTACAACGATGTCGGGGGCAAAGATGTCGGTAAGTGGATCGAAAACCACAAGAATGGCGCCTGGAAAATCGTGAAGATGGTGCAGAAATTGAGGAAGGATATCCATGGAGAAATCTAAGATACAGATCATCCTTGAAGCGCTGGATGATGCCTCAGCCGAATTGAAGATGGTGCGTGATGGGCTGCAGGGTATTGAGAAAACATCAAAGCCAGCCGATACCGGACTCAAGGGGGTATGGAACAGTCTAAAGAGTATGAAGGTGGATATTCTGGCTGTCACTGGAACCGTTGCCGCGTTAGGTTTTGCGCTGAAGAAGGCAATGGATCTTGGAGCCCAGGGTGCGGTTGTGATCCAGACGGCAGAATCGTTCGATTACCTGATGCAGAAAACGAAAGCGGCGCCGGATATCATGCGCAGAATGCGCGAAGAAGCCAACAATACCGTTGATGACCTGACCCTGATGAGCAGTGTTGAAACGCTGGTGGCTGGCACAACCGATTCTGTTGCACAGGCGCTGATGAACGCCGCGCCAGATTTGATGTCGTATGCCAAGGCAGCAAACAAGCTCAACCCCTCGCTGGGGACGACTGATTATATGTTCCGGTCGATAGCCGAGGGCGTGAAAAAAGGACAGCCCCTGATCCTGGACAACCTCGGGCTGGCGATCAAGCTACAGCCGGCCTACGAAGCATATGCGGCTTCGGTTGGGAAAACAGTTGAATCGTTGACCGCTGAGGAGAAGATCCTGGCGCTGCTGAATGATACGAAGCGGGCAGGATCGATCTTGATCGACCAGGTTGGCGGAACAACCGATAGCGCCACAGATTCGTTCAACCAGCTTGGAGCGGCAGCCAAAAACTTTGGGGATTACCTGAAAACCAAACTGACCCCGGCTGCGAGCGATTTTGCGAGGGTTATGACGCGCGGATTGAACGATGCCACTTCGGCCATGCAAAGTTATGATCGCGAGGCTGCCATATTACGTGAGGCAACCGAGGCAGGATTGATAGGTGCAGGTGAAGCCTACCAGGCACTTTATGGCAGCGAGGCAGCCAGGGAGGAGCTGCTGAGGCGATTAAATACCCAGCTGACTGCCAACAACCTTGCCCAGATGGAAGCGATCGAATATGCCCAGTACATGAACAATGCGCACGCCATGCTCTCCGGGACGATGACCGAACTGCTGGCGCCGCTGGCGGGCGCGAATGAGGCAACAGCTGCTTACACAGGATATCAGGAAGGATTGGTAGCTGCAACACAATCCTATGTTGAAGCCGAGCGGAACGCTGTGATTGAGACGGCAAACCTGTCGATCGCCATGAAAAATGCAAGCGGAGCAGACGTTGCCAAGAAAGCCATTGAGGGTTTGACGACTGCTATGGGTTTAGGGCTTATCTCAGAAGAAGATTACCGGAGAGAGCTGGAAGAGATCGGCAAAAATTATGGGGTGGTCAACGACCGCAGCCTGCAGATGTCTGAAGGACTGGCGTTGCTTGAAGACGCAGTCAAAACGGGCGCCATGCCTATGGAAGATTACAGCACTGCGGTGGATTATCTGTATAAAAATGCAGGCAACATGAACGATGCCAGCCAGGACCTGATCGACAAGTTTGTAACCATGCCTGAAAAGCTCAATTACAACAAAAAGGTGTTCGAAGAGACTGAGAAATCGCTGAGGGAAGGGTTTAACGTAGAGATTGAGACGGCAAGAAGTATACTTGCGGAGATCTTTGCCCTGGAAGATAATAAGGACTTCACGTTCACGATCCGCTGGGTAGAGGAAGGAACTGCACCAGCGGGCATAAAACCAAATTATTCAAGATCACCCGTTTCTGAAACTACAACAAAACAATGGCTCGGCGGTGCAAGGGGGCTTGACATGACCATCCCGCCTGGTTTTCCAAACGACTCGTTTTTTATGCCGCTGGCATTGACCTCGGGTGAAGATCTGTCGGTCACACCCAAAAGCCAGGCGGGCAGATCGTCGGGCAGAGGGGGAGGAGATGTCCATATCCACCTAGCCTACGCCCCATCAATCTCGCTGGCGGATGAGTATGAAGTGCGGGACAGGCTGATGCCCTTCATCATGGACGGGCTGCGCAAGGCGGGCATTTAATGGCACGCTGGGGAACTTTCAAGTGGGGTGATGGCACCAAGTATGGTTCCTCCGGGCTTTCCACCCTGTTGTGGGCGTTCGAGGTTGACTGGGACAACGATGGTGTGTTTGATGGTTCCAACGATGCCCCGCGGTTGGTTGACCTGACCATCCAGCGAGGCACGCGCAACCTGCTGAAGGCATCCGGCAAGGGGTTTGAGAAGCCGGGCGTCGGAAACCTGATCGTCGCGCTGGATAACAGCGACGAACGCTATGATCCCTTCAACACGAGCAGTCCACTCTATCCCAATGTGTGGAAAGATCGTTATTGCCGGGTAAGGGTAAAAAATGGTTCAGAAGGCACATACTACGATGTGTTTTCCGGAAAACTGGACGATATCATACCGATTTCGGGCAGGAACGAGGTCAGGATCACCGCCAAGGACGGCTGGCAGATCCTGAACGAGACCAAGGTCACGATCGCCCTGCAGGAGAACATCCGGGTGGATGAGGCGATAGCGCTGGTGCTGGATGCGGTCGGATGGCCTGAACTGTGGGGAAGCAGTCTGGATGCATCTAGGGCAACCCTGGATTACTGGTGGGCGGATGACGAAATTGCAGGGGATGTGATCAAGGACCTGATCGACCGCGAGGTGGGATATTTTTATATCTCGGGCAGCGGCGAGGCGGTCTTCCTGGAGCGCTATGACGATTCGTCGGCCGTGTTTTCGCTCACCCAGGCGGATTTCCTGAAAGAGGTTGCAATTACTCAGCCATGGGAAACCAGGCGCAATGTAGCCCAGGTTTTTGCGCACGGCATCCTGGAAAATGCACAGGCGGACCTGTGGACACTGCAGGAGACCACGCGAATTGGGGTTGATGAATCCATCTCAATGACAGTCCAGTATTCATACGAGAGCAAGCGGCTGCCTGCGGCGGATGTGATCTCGCCTGTGGTCGATGTGGATTATCAGGTCAACAGCCAGATAGACGGTGCGGGCGTGGATTTGTCAGATCATTTCTCGGTCACGGCGTCAATTTATGCCAAGACGGCAACGATCACGGTCCAGAACAACTCGGGTCAGGTAGGTTACATGACCCTGTTGAAGATCCGGGGCAAGGCGCTCGATCAACCGGATGCGCTCACGTATGAGAAGGACAACAGCGCCGGGGGAGAAAAGCGGGTCTTCATCATGGACAACCGCTGGATATACACGATCAATACGGCGCGGGGATATGCCCATTTCATGGTCGGGTACCTCAATGCCAATAATGCCTACCTGACCGTGTACCAAAAAGATCAGGCGGCACACCAATTTGGAACTGATCTGACGAACCTGTTGAACGCTGCCATTGACAAGAAGAGCATTGACGGACTTTACCGGATGAATTACTTGGAGCACCGCTGGCAAAAGCAGACCGGGCAGCTGGTGAAGACAACCTGGTACCTTATCCCGGCCAGGGATAATAGCACTTACTGGCGGCTGGGAACAAGCAAGCTGGGACTTGAAACGAAAGTTGCTTTTGGAGGGTAGATATGCCTGAATGGCCTGGAACTAAAACGTTTATCGCAGATGAGATTGTAGATGAGGACGACCTCAATACCTATATCTCGGATGCGCAGCAGCATTTATACGACAAGATCAATGATCTGAGTTCGGGTGTGCCAGGGGTGAATTTTTTCAAAAATTACCCGAGCCTGGAAATGGCAAATGGCGCCCAGCCGGAGTGGTGGGAAGTCTCCGGGGACCCAACCCTGACCGAGGAGGATGCCACCGGAGAGAGCATCCCTCAAAAACACGAGCGGGTATTGAAGCTCGTGGTTTCGGCTGACGGCGGAGACAGCGATTATGTGTACCAGAGATTGACCCATACTGATGAGCCGTTGCTGGATGAGAGTGTGAGCAAGTTGAGCGTTGGGATGTGGGTTTACACACCCACGGCGGGCACCGTGACCCTGGAATTGTACGACAACGGCGGAACGACGAGTCTCGGATCGGATACGACCACAGAGGTGGATACCTGGGTGTGGCTGGAGATCCTCAACAAGACGATCGGGACAACGAGCACGGATATCCGCTTGAAGCATTCTGCCAATGACGCGATTATCTATGCTGCACAACCCATGGCAAACATCGGGGCGGTGGTCAATACCTGGCAGCTGAGAGGGTTGATCTATAAAGAGGATCCTTCCAACAATATGGCCAATACAACCGGTGATACCAACTGGCGTGACCTGGATTGCACCACGCATACATCCAACATGGCGGTGATCGGTGTTTTTGGGGCAAGAATGAGTTCAGCAGGCAACTCGCTTGGTTTGGCGATCAGGCGGAACGGCTCAAGCATCTCTGCAGATTCCTACCCGATGTGTGTTTCGTACGCAGTGACAGGGGGGCAGGCGATGTGCCTGATGGATGACGGGCAGGTGATCGAGTATGCGCAGACGCATGCCCTGAGTTACACGACCTTTCAGTTTCGTATTCTCGGTTATTACGAGTGGGAGAGCTAATCATGAGTTTACACCATATCACCATAACGAAAGTTCTTGACGGGAAAATGACCCTGGGAAGGGGAAATATCATCCCGGAGAGCCTGACTGTTGACGGCGGCAAGGTGCCCAAAGGAATGCTCGTGGATTACGTCAAGGGGGATGTATGCTGGGCTGATCAGAGCAGGCTGGGACCACGCGGACCTTACAGGTTTGAATTCGATTACAACCCAATGGTCATTGAAGATCAGACCAGCACAGAGGAGAAGCTGATTGCCCTGGTGGATAAACTGGTAGAGAAGCAGGTGATCACCACGGAAGATGCTCTGGTGGTGAAAGAAGTATCTGCAGAGGCGGTGAAATAATGGCAGCTGATTTTCCAACCAGTATCAAATCCTTTACCCCGGAAACCGATGACGTCACCGATGCGCTGGCAGCGGATATCAATGCCATTTACGATGAAGTCGAGGCGTTAGAAACTTTCCTGGGAACAACAGCGGTACCTGCGCTCAAGTTGGACAACCTGGCAGAACCGGATGACAACACCGACCTTGATGTGAACACATCCCGACATGGGTTATGCCCAAAAGGGGACAATGACACAACCCATTTCCTCAACGGAACAGGTGACTGGTCTGAGCCTGTTGCTCCTGACATATCTGTCGGGGCGGGCGCCATGTGGCCTTCAACGACCAATGGCTGCGGTTTTGCCGAGCGGATCGAATTTACCACCAACGATGTTGATATTTACTTCCTGCCGTTTGATAAAGATTCGGACGAATTTGCGCAATTCTCAGTGGATGCCATGCCGAGCGATTGGGATGGGGGGACGATCACGGCAAAATTCCTGTGGTCGTGTGCCAGCGGCGTGGGTGATACTGCCGAAACTGTTTGCTGGACCATCCAGGGGATCTGCTTTGGAGATGGGAGCGATTATGATGCAGCCTGGGGGACTGCCCAGAGTGTTACGGATACCTGGCAGGGAGATGATAAGCATCATATCAGCGGAGCAACACCAGCCATTACACTTGCGGGAACACCCGCAGCGGGCAAGAAAGCTCATTTCCGGGTAGGAAGAGACATATCTGAGGATGATCTGGGCGGAGATGCGCGTTTAGAAGGTGTTCAACTCACGTTCTCAAGGGCATAACACATGTATGCGACCGGCGGAAACACCGTCATTGACTTCGAAGGATACCGGATCCACATTTTCACAGCCAACGGCAACCTGACCGTAGGTGCAAGCGGCGTTGCAGAAATCCTGGTTTTGGCAGGCGGAGGTGGCGGCGGTAAGCCAAACACGCGTGCTGGCGCTGGAGGTGGTGGTGGGGGTGTTCTCTATAAATCAGTGCATGTGCCCACTGGCAATGCTGCGATCGTGGTTGGGGCTGGCGGCGCTGGCTCAACCTCTGGTGGTACACGAGGCTCGTCTGGCAGCAACAGCTCATTTGGGGCAGAAGTGGCTGCCGGCGGGGGTGGCGGCGGTTGTGACACTTCCAATGGTATCGATGGCGGAACTGGTGGTGGGGGAGGTGGTTCAAGTGATGACGGTTCGTCTGGCGTTGGTGGTGCAGGAACCGCTGGCCAGGGTTATGAAGGCGGTGACGGAAAACTCAACATGGGCGGTGGAGGGGGCGGCGCAGGTGAAGCAGGTAATGATGCCACGTCTGATACGCTGGGTGGTGATGGGGGTGATGGTTATTTGTCATCTATCACAGGCACGCCAGCCTATTATGGCGGTGGAGGCGGTGGAGGAGCGAATGTTGGCTCCGATACCGATAAGGCCGGTCTGGGAGGACAGGGCGGCGGTGGTAAGGGTGGTTACTACACCACAGCCGGAACAGCAGGCACAGTCAACACCGGTGGTGGTGGTGGTGGGGGCGGCCGCAAAACCGGTGTATCCAATACCAATGGCGGCAATGGTGGATCAGGAATTGTGATCGTACGTTACAGGTTGAGGGAAGTTTCCGGCTCAGCATGTGTCTCAAACGCCATGATCTTGTAAGAAGGAGGCAATATGTTATCAGGAAAAGGTTTCTATATCTGGGTGGCAGAACGCTGCGAGGGAGGTGATCCTGATGCCATCGCAAGGGAGGCAGAGCGTGCTGGTTTTACACATGCGCTGATCAAGATTGCGGATGGCATTTATTCCTACAACGTGGACCCAAAAACAAAAATCGACCTGGCACAGGTCACCATCAATGCGCTCAAGGCACGCGGGATCATCGTCTGGGGCTGGCATTATGTCTATGGAGGTTACCCTGAGGATGAGGCAGCACGAGGCATCCAGAGGACTGTCAATCTTGGGTTGGATGGGTATGTAATCAATGCCGAGGTCGAATACAAAAATAAACATGCCCAGGCACTGCGCTACATGAAAACACTGCGCGGGGGAATGCCAGGAAACGTGGTGCTGGCTTTGAGTGCATATCGTTTTCCCAAATATCACCCGGAATTTCCCTGGGAGGAGTTTTTGAGCAGGGTCTCCCTGAATATGCCCCAGGTGTACTGGATGGAGGCACACAACCCTGGTGCGCAGCTGCGGGAGTGTATCAGAGATTTTTCATCAAGCAAATATCCGCAGGTACCCATATTTCCAACAGGTGCAGCATTCAGGGAAAGAGGCTGGCAGCCTACCTTTGCCGATGTGGTTGAATTCATGGATACGGTTGTTGACCTGGGATTGCCGGGCTGTAATTTCTGGGAGTGGGGCAATACGCGCGAATATGCTCCCGAACTGTGGGAGGCAATCGCAGCTTATAACCTTAACACAGGAACGGCTCCAGAAATACCTGATATCCCGGTTCCGACACCGGAACCAGAGCCAGAACCGGTACCGATTGAGATCATTGGGCTGGCAAAAACAACCACGCGCTTGAATGTACGGGCAGAGCCCAGGGCACCTGGCGCTCTTCGCTGGTTCACGATGGAACCAAATACCATCGTGCATGTCATCGAAATAAAAAAAGAGCCAGATGGATCTTTCTGGCTACGGATTGGCGAAAAACAATGGGCAGCCATGAAATGGCGCGAGCCTGCAACAGGCAAAATGCACACCTATATGGAATGGGTGCAGTAAATATCAACAATCAAAAAGGAGAGAAAAATGACTACGTTTGACTGGGTAAACTACCCAAAAGGATTGCTGTTTGATGAACGGCATGCACAGATCAACCGGAATGAGTTGAAAAATGGAAATATCAAGTTTATTGCCGTCAAGATGGGTTATGGGTTGTATAAAGACCAGGTCAATCCATATATCCATGACCAGGTGCAGGCGGCTGCTGACATCAATGTACCGTGCATCCTGGTCTATGNNCCAGGTGCAGGCAGCGTATGATATCAATGTGCCGTGCATCCTGGTCTATGAGTTCGACAACGAGGTTGACCAGGAACCGGATCACCCGCAGGGAGATGCGAAACGGGATTACCAGGTCCTTGAGCTGTTACGCCTGGCAAATGGCAAGGTGCAGGATGGAAAAGCCAGAATGTACCATGCTATTGCTATCCGTATATTCAAATGGTGGATATTTGAAACCGAATGGCAGGAATATTTGAACGGGACGCGCAAGATCGACGAGGTCAAAGAGCTGACCAATACGCGCATCTCGAGGGAAGGTCAGCGAATGCTAAACCGGGTCCAGGATCTGTGCAACGATGTCTGGTTCAGAAAGGTTCCAGTTTTTCTGTACAGCTCCAACGCCAAGCTGGTTGAGCGAGTCAACCAGGCGGGAGAGTACACCTCGCCAGACATGAAGGTGTGGGGGCATCTCTTCCCTCAGTGGGTTGATATCTCATCGGGGCTGGCTTCCAAGAGGGAGGTTACCTGGGCAGAGCTGTGGAAAGCGGATACACAGGGCGGATATTTGCCACCACGCGAGACCAATATCATTGTCCCGATTGGAAATGGCACGCGCAAAATTGTTGACGTGTACGGCAAAAATCAGTTGGTTTTGCCCGGAATCCGCGGTGTAGGTGGGGAGAAGGTTGGCTGTAAACCGCTGTTCTGGATCGGAAATATGAGCACGCTTGCAACTGCCATGAATTATGATTTCAGCGCTGGGGGAGACACTGGGGGCGGTGATACAGGAGGTGGTGATACCGGAGGTGGTGACACCGGCGGAGATGACCCGATCACTGATCCAACCATACGAGAAGAAGCGATCAACGCCTGGGTTGCTTTCTACAAATCCATCAAGGATAAATAATTTGCCACGCAGACGCCTCAACTCCATTACAGGCAATTTAACTGACGAGCAGCTCCTCAAGATGCAGGAGGAGCAGGAGTTATCCGTCCTTGATATGTCGGAAAGAACTGGCTTAAAAATAGGCACCTGGATTAAAAATAGGCACGATATCATCCCGACTTTGCCGATATCGTGCCAAACTTGCCAAAGAGCGGGATGCTGATCCTGCCTCTGAAGATTTGACAGAAAAGCTCGAGGATCAGACGGATGGAAACAGCAGGGTGGTAGATTCTAAATCCAGACGGATTATGACCCTGGATGAGCTGGTCCAGGCATGCCAGATCGACCTCGAAGAGTGGAAGATCGAACGGCATGTGATCAATAAATGGGAAGTCGGAATCAAGGACGAAGTAAGCGGCTCACAGATCATCGTAGAGCCGCTTTTCCAGGTCAAGGTGTGGCTGATCAAGCGCAAACCAGAGCCCGTATTCCCGGTAATATCACCGATCGAGATCCGTGTATCCTCGATCAAGAAGAGAGCCCTGTCAGTGAATAACAAGGGTAGATTGCAGAGGACTCTCGTGATCGCTGATCCACAATTCGGATTCTGGCGGAATATCTACACCAATGCACTGGAGCCGTTCCACGACCGGATCGTCCTGGATATCGCCAGGCAGATATCCCAGGAACATGATTTTGAAAGCGTGATCGTCGTGGGAGATGCGGAAGACTTTGCCGAATGGAGCGGTAAGTTTACAGTAGAACCAGAGTTCTATTTTACAACTCAACCAGCGCTGATCGAGACGGCATGGTGGCTGGACCAGATCGGTGTGACAGATTATATCGAAGGTAACCATGAACACCGGATGAACAAGGCGATCAAGGAAAACATGCTGGCAGCGTATGCCCTTAAATCGGTGGATGAGATGGAATTACCACCTGTTTTGAGTGTGCCGTACCTGTTGGGACTGGAAAAACGGGGAATAAAGTATTATGGCAACTATCCAGATGGCGAAATTTGGCTGAATAAACGGGTGCGGGTTTCGCATGGCAATGTTGTGCGGCAACCTGGGAAGACGGCCATTGCGGTTGCCAAGGACTCAGATTTTACCGAGATCTATGGCCATACTCATCGGATCGAGTGGGCGTGTAAGACGATCCATGCCAGAGATGAGATTCGGGTGGTGACGGCATTCTCGCCTGGCTGTGCCTGCAGGATAGATGGGGCAGTGCCAGGGAATGGTAAAAGGCATCAATGGCAGCAGGGGGTTGGCATCGTTGAGTATGATGATGAGCGCTGCAATATCATTCCGGTTCCAGTTAATAATGGCGAGGCAGTCTATATGGGTACGATCTATAGTGGGGCGGATAGGATCAAGCAGATCCTTGCGGACACGAATGAACTCGGTCGAAAGGGTTAGTCGTACCTGGGATGTTTGGTGATGGTAGAATTGAGGGTAATGGTTGATATTTTATGCCTATGGTAGGAGACTCCGTGGAGGCACTTACTTATAGGCATAAATTCTTCATCGGGCGGGAAGCGGTATTTGATCTCGCCCACAATTTTTTTCCCATCCCGTTTGACTGAAATGTTTTCAATAAACCCATTGAGAATTTTTCTTTGGGTTATTTTGTTTTCTGAGTCAAGAAGTTTCTTGAGATGTATAACCAACTTTTCAAGTTCGTCGTAGGTCAAAATGGGGGGGTGATCGGTTGAATTGTGGTCCAAATCGGCAATTTTGCCGTTGATCAACAGCGATTGAGCCTCCAAATCGTTCAATTTGTTCATCAGCGTGGGTGATTGGTCGTCTGGTCCTCTGTCTGCCAGATGATCAACGATATTTGTTATTTGACGACGGGTGTTTGCCAACTGGCGCTCAAGCTCGATCAGTTGAGCAATCGTTTCACGATTATGGGCATCCTGGTCGTTCAGTAGTTCGTTCTGAAGAGCTGTGAGCATGTCTGGCTGCATAATGTATTCCTGGAAGGTGTCAATGACCGCATTTTCAAGGGTATGGCGGGGTATCTTGCGGGCATCACAATTCATATTACGCTGTACACCAGAGCAGGCATAATATTCATAACCCGGTCGGTTTCGAAATCGAATGATTTCACCATTCAGGATGGCTCCACATTTTGCGCAATATGCTTTTCCGCTGAGGATGAAATGGGATTTTGAGCGCCGTGGATGACTGGCGCTCCCTGGTCGTGTACTGGCATGCATCTGTTTATTGATTGCCTGCACGGTCAACCAGGTTGATTCAGTGATCATGGGTTCGATCTTGTCTTTTATAACCAGGTCTCCGTAGCGCAGTTCACCAAGATAGACACGATTTCGGAAGAAATGGGTGTAGCTGTTCTTTGACCTGAAGAGGCTGGTCGCTTCGTGGATCTGGCGGTAATTGGAGCCCCTGGCACGCATTTCCCAGGCGGTTTTGCAGCGCTCCCAGGTTTCAGGATCGGGTACCCATTTTGAGACGATATGAGCAGTCCCATCACGGCGTTTGCCAAGGTCGAGCGGCTGGCGGATGTATCCGACGGGAGGTTTGCCAGGCATGGCGCCGTAGTTCTGGACAAGATGGTGCAAACCACGCTTTACGTCTGTCGAGAGATCCTCAAGGAAACGAGCGTTCATCCAGTCGATGGCAGCCTCAAAGAATCGACCATTCAGCCCGTCCGGGATTGTATCTTTGATGGAATATATTTGATAGCCGCGACGGCGTAGATCAGCCCTGAAAAACTGGGCATCGTCAATGTCACGTGCAAAACGGGAGTATTTCCACAAGACAATGCCGCATTCAGTGCAGGAACCATCCCTGAAATAACGGATCATCTCGTTGAAGCCATTACGTGTGATTGTGGATGAGCCAGGTACTGCCTCGTCACGGAATATTCGTGTCAGCAGCAGGCCGTTGGCGCTGCACCAACGGCGGATCTCCTCTTCCTGCTGAGGGAGGGAGAGATCCTGTTCACCACCGCCAGAATCGCGCAGGTAGGCGGCAACGCGTGTGCTGTTTTGAGTGTTTTTTTGCATAGGGCTTGAATATTATTTTTGATACATATATAATTTATGATATGTGGGCTCGTCAGGTGAGAGGCTGGTCTCCAAAATCATGCTTCCCGGGTTCAAGTCCCGGCGGGTCCACATAATAAAAAAGACTTGACAATTCATGTCAATTTGTTATCATATATATGGAGATCAGCCTTAACCGGGAGGTAAGAGACAAAAGTAACACCGCCGTCTCGGCCTCCGCCCCCGCCCCCAAAGGGGCGGTGTGCTTTAAGATTACAAATGTATTATTCGCCAAGGTATGACCATGTGCAATTACCGGGATAGCTAACAAATTTAACAGAGAAGACACTTGGGGGAATTGATATGATAGATTTATTTCCGCTCACCATATCAAGTTGTTCTCCAGCCTTATCATAAGTAACCGCATAACAGTCGCCACTGGCTCTCCACAAACCAGGAGCCACCTCAATGCTTACCAGCCATACACCTTCTTCCTTGTCTGTTACAAGGTTGGGATCAATCGTTGGCATTGTGGTTGCAGTGGCTGCTGGCTTGGTTTCGGTCGGGACCTCTGATGGAGCGACAAGCGTGGGGTACGGTGTGTAGGTTGGATATAGGGTGTAAGTCGGCAGGGGTGTTTGTGGCTCGGATTCGGGAGTGCTTGAGCAGGCAACCAACAACAAAACAGCGATCAATATAACAAGTTTCTTCATTTTTCCCTCCAATAATAGATTGATTTGATGATCATATAAAAAGACTAAAGCATCGCACCCAACAGGTGAGTCGTGCTTTTAAGGGGTCATTTACAAACGAGTTCAGACAATCTCTTATCTAATCGCATCCCATAAGAAACGACATCATCTTTGCCTGTGGGGCCATCGGCTATTCTAATATGAACCAATGCGTGGCATCTTTGAAAAACGAGATCGCCGCCAGGTAACAGTGTACGCAATGAAACAAAGTCTGATTTGGTTCCAACTTCGTCTGAGGAGTCAATGTGTGAAAAGCCGTCAAGAATGATGTTATACGATGGCTCAATTTTAGAGGTGTCTTCAAAAAGAAAGACTGTCACGCCCCCAGCAATTTCGTCAGCGTATTCAAATTGTTGATAGATAACATTGTCGTAGTCAACAATTTCATCAAACATTCTTGGGGCAATACTTCGTATTTGTGCCCCTGAAAATCCTGCGGGTAAATCCCCTTCCTGAATTATCATATTATCCAGAATTAGGTCTGATAATGGCATTGGTGTCATAGTCGCAGTTGGCACCATGTTTTTTGTAGGCTCTGGGGTCGCGGTTGGTTCCGGGGTTGCTGGAGCGCACGATGCCAGAAACACTAAGACCAGAGCGATGAGCATAATTCTTTTCATTTTTCCCTCCACTAAAAAATTGATTTGATGATCATAAATATCAAGGCAATGGTTGACATGCCATACGCGCAAAACAATGGGTGTTGCTCAGGTTTAAAAATAAGCGAAATAATGACTGTGATAAAAAAGCCGCCCAGGTTTTCATAGTTTTGTTACTGTACATTCTGTGCAGTATAAACCTCTTGATAATTACAGCAATAATATATATCCTATCCCTGCGATCCAGCCTCTGTAGCATGGTTATCAAGATTTTTCTTTCCCGCCTCATATCCCCCTCGCCTTTCCTTCAGTGAAAGCTTTAATCGTGCGATTTCAAGGATCTCTTCTTTGTCTGATTCGGGTAGAGAATCAAAAATAAAGATACATTCCTCCAGCAGGCTGTCCATCTCTGGTTTGGGGGGCAGCAAGCCCGCATGCCTAAAAACCACCTCTGCAGGAATTTTCAGCGCCTGGGCAATGGCATTGCAAGTTTCGGTACCAGCATTGCGTTCCCTGTTCAATATACGACTGAGAATGCCGCTTGCTAAACCAGCTTTTTTTGCCAAATCGGCTGGTTTCCAGTCTCTATTATTTAATTCTTGATTTAACCAATCTGCAAAATCGTATTTACCCATAGTCATTATTTTAGTGTCAAAACGAGTGTCATAGTACACCAATAAAATACCTATTGACATTTAATAAACAATGTTGTAAAATGTCATAAGGTAACAATAAAATACCAGGAGACATTATGCTAAACGAAGATTTCTTCACAAAAAACGTAGTCCTTTCTAAGCAGAGCGACATGATCATCATGTACCTTGTGAATCGTTTGCAGCTTGGCGAGCGCGGTTATTCTGGCGCCCTGCGCATGATCGTGGAAGAGTGGGGCAAGGCAAACCTGCCCAACCCGGACTCTGAGCCGACCAAGAAGCAGGTGATCGAGCGGCTGCGTTAATATCCATCCATTTATAGGGGCTTATAGGAGGCATAAGCATGGAAATTACAAATTTATTCATCCAAAATCAATCATAGCAAAAAATCAAAAGTTGAATCATATTTCACAGGATAGGGGCTAATGATGGAAACCTTACAAATCACACAAAAAGTAGTTGAGTATTACCAGGATTACAGCAGCTGGCTGGAGGGGCAGGGCCGCTCAGCCAACACGATCCAGGCTTATATGCAGGACCTGAGCAGGTTCATTGCCTATTATGAGCTGGTCAACGAGCAGGGTTTCACCCCAACCCTGATCAACAGCATTGACCTGCGCGGCTGGCGGGCACACAGCCTCGAGATCGAGAAGGTATCCCCGGCAACCTGGAACCGGCGCAGGGTCTCGATCGGGGTCTTCTGCCAGTGGGCTGAGGAGGAGGGGATCATCAACTATGACCCTTCAGCCGAACTTCAGGGAGCCAGACAGCAGCAATTACCGCCGCGCTGGTTGAAGAACTCAGATTTCTCAAGGTTCATGCGCATGGTAGAGCAGCTGGTGAACGCAGCCAAAACTCAACCAGCACATCGAATGGCATTGCGCGACCAGGCAATGGTGATGCTGATGACCTACGCTGGCTTGAGAGTGGAGGAGCTTTGCGCTCTCGAGCTGGGTGATGTACTGCTCAGCGAACGCAAGGGCAAGGTCACTGTGCGGCACGGCAAGGGTGATAAGAAGCGGGAGATCCCGCTCAACAGCGAGGTGCGCAGGGCGTTGAAGCAGTGGCTGTTGGTCCACCCGGGCGGTGAGCCGGCGATCTTCGTTGGCAAACACGGCGAGCGCATGACCGCACGCGGTGTACAGCGGCGCATATCCGACATCGGAACAATGGCAGGCCTGCAGGATATCAGCCCTCACTGCCTGCGGCACACCTTTGCCAAGCGCCAGGTGGATGCGGGTGTACCCCTGACGGTGGTGAGCCAGCTTTTGGGGCATTCACGGCTGGAGACAACAGCCAGGTACTGCCAGCCCGGCTGGGAAGATTTTGAAAAAGCAGTCGAAAGGATCTAAGGAGGCAAATATGACCAAGCGCGGTATCTCAAAGAACGGTTTGATAGTTATGCTCAAGACAAAATTCGGGCTCAAGTGCGAGCGGAAGACCATCCTGGAGGATGGCAAGGAACTCAGAGTGTGGGCGCTTTCAAACGGAGAGAAGTTTTTATCTCTGAGGGATATCGCAAGGAAATACCAGCTATGAAACATGAGCGGGCGGCGTGGTGGGACACGGATAGCTGTTCAGGTTCGAATCCTGACCGCTCATCAGCGATGCCTTGGGGCTCAGATGCCCAGATCTGCAAGGCGGACGCGCACGACCCTGAGAAAGGTGCGCTTGCTAAGGGTGACAGCCTGGAGAGACAGGCGAAGGCTGCTTTGGTAAGGCTGCGAGATCTGCAGAATACGCGGGGTTCGATTCCCCGCCAGTCTTTTCTGAAAAAATAACAAGAAGGGAGAGAACGAATGACACCATCAATCATGCCATCCCAAATACCAGAAGAGATCCGCAGGATGATTTCCCTGGCGGAAACACGCTCTGAGGATGAGACCAGGACCAGCGAGCAGCACAAATGGTACGAGCTCAAGAAGTTTGAACGGGATGTCCACCGGGCGCTGCCCGACATCCTGGTCAAATTTGTGAACCTGCACGAAGAGGATATGGTTTTTATCAACTGCAAGGAATTGACCGTGCGGGCGATCATTCCACAGCTGGCACCGGTTGAGATTCACCTGGTCTATTACCGCTACATGTACATGCTGGCAAACGATTTCAATGATAAGGAATACAACTACCGCATCCCGGGTATTGGCAAAGAGCGCACTTATGGTGATATCACCTATGACTGGCATGAGAAAGCCATGGTCACCAACGAGCTGGATATGGCGTTATTGATTGCCAGGCAGAGATACAAGGAGTTTTTGAGGCTCGATAATGCGCTGATCAACGCAAAAAATTCGGTCCAGCCGGTTTATGAGCCGTTCGTTCCAAGCCCATAAGGGGGAAATAAGCATGTCTGATCCAGAAATCGAAATCAATGTATGCCAGGTTGAGTGTGCGCCTGAAAACGCACCAGCCTGGCATGCCAGCGCTCGAGAGTTGCTGCACTTGCTGCTCGAGGTTGTGAACACCGATCAGGTGATCGAATCGAAGGAGGTGGTTGAGGTATGACACGCATGACCAAGCGCCAGGAGCGTAATCGAGAGATCGTGGAGAATGCACTTTGCTCCCTGGGCACAGCCGTGGTGCTGAAACAGCAGACGTATATCAGGATCAAGCAGGCAATCCAGAAAGATGGAACCATGGTGATGCTCTTATCACCGGCGCTGGATGATATCAGCCGCATGGAAATATCCATGAAAAATGCCATGACTGCCCTGGGTCACGTCTGGAAAAACGAGTCTGACTGGGACTGGCCATTAGAAAGCCGTGTCTGACGCGGGGTGCCCCTACCTCATCCGTCCGGCACGGCTCTCTGCTGATCAATCAATTACAGGAGGAACAATGGAAACGAAGGATGCGAACAACAATGGGAATAAGAGGAGGTGCACCTATTGCCGTCGTGATGCGCTCACGGAGCTGCTGGTAGACCCTCCGTTGTGCGATAAGCATTATGCGGTCGCTGAGATGGTCCACAACGTAAATGATGAAAACCTGGCAGTCACACTAAAAAACACACGCAAGATCTACCAAAAATATAACAGGTGGTTCGATGTGATCGGGATTGATGAGATTGCCCGATATTTCAACAACCTGAAATGGTTCCGGTTGTTGAACGCAGAGGAGCTGCCTCTTGATGTACTGGAAGGTTAATAAAAAGATTTCCGCCCCAACTGGTGGGGCGGAAGGATCTATGATGTCAGTAAGCTGACACTCCGTCGAAGTAACCATATTATAGGATAAATGAATGCCAGATGTCAAGCACGAGTTTTTAAAGCGGGCATGCCCCTGGTCAGACTCGAACTGACATCTTTCACTTAGACGGAGTGGCGCTCGTTCCATTGAGCTACAGGGGCACACTTAATTGAATACTACCATGCTGGCCAATAAAATTCCAGTCGTTTGGAGACCTTTATGAAGATACCCATAGAAAAAATCAAACCCAATCCCCAACAGCCGCGACGAGTATTTCCTCAAGGATCCCTGGAGGAGTTGGCGCGTTCGATCAAGGAAACAGGCCTGATCCAGCCGATCGTGGTTGAGAAAAACCCACAAAACGGAGGTTATATCCTGGTGGATGGCGAAAGGCGCCTCAGGGCGTCGATTATGGCTGGATTTACAAGTATTGAGGCATTTATCCAGGATGATGCCCGAAAAGACGAAAAAACCCGCCTTATAGAGGCTCTGACAGCTAATTTACAGCGCGAAGACCTTACCTTGCTTGAAGAAGCAGAAGCCTATTTACAACTGCACAAGGCAGGTTTATCCCATACCCGCCTTGCCCTGTTGATGGGCAAGTCAACGCCCTATATCCTTTCGCGCCTGAAAGTACTTGAAATGGATATTGAGATCCAGGATCTGGTAGGGCAGGGACTGCTGCCCACGGACCTGAGGGTCAGTAAGGCGTTGTTGAGCGTCAAAGATCGGAATGACAGGATCAGGCTGGCAAAGCGGCTCGCCAGACCCGGAATTCGGATTGCGACCATCGAACGAGCGTGCACCACGTATAACCAGGTGGTCAGGGGCAAGGAGGAAATGGACGATGTGCCAGTCCTATCCCTGCAGAAAACAATGTCCCTGCCCAGGTGGGATTTGCTGGCCGAGGTTGGCGTGATGCCGCCTTGGGCGCTGCTGTGTGACGCAGCCAGAAAGACCTGTGAACACTGCTCGCTAAAAGATATCGCCTCCCGGGCAGTATGTGGAGAGTGCCCGGCTGTGCAGCTGGTGACCAAATTGATCGATATGTCTGAGAAGGAGTAGCCATAGTGAAAAAATGCGCATCTTATGGTAGAGAACTTGTGACTGCGCTGGACGAATTCGGTTCACATTCAGCGCCCGTCTGTCGTCAGTGTTTCTTCAACCCGCCGGACGAGGAGATCGATCTCGAGCAGCAAATCGAAAAGCTGAAAGAAACGATCGAGGACATCGAAGCAGAGAGCGAGGCTTTCGCAGAAGATATAGCAGACAATAACCACCAGGTCAGGGAATTATCAGACGAGATTAAAGAGCTGGAATGCAGATTGAAAGAGGTTGAAAATGCAATCTGACCTGCTAATTGAAACAGTTGTAGCAGGTGCAGAGATTGCCTCTGGTGTGGACGTCCTCTTCCTGTCGAAGAGAATGGATCAGCGTGCGCTCTATCGCAATACGGCCTCAAAACCGAGCCCGGATCGCAAGCCTGACTGGACCAGCGAAGAGCATCAGTTTCTTGCTGAAAACCTGGGCAGGCTCAGCCACGAAGAGATCGGATCGCATATTGGCAGGTCACAATACGCTGTAAAGCTTCGCCAGACTCGCACAGGATTGCCTGCAGCATCCAAGCAGCCAGGCTGGTTGACGTCGAGGGGAGTTGCCAGAACACTTGGTGTGGACGAACACGCCGTCATTAAGCTTGGCAAACGGGGGATATTGCCCCTGGTGTTGGTACCGGGCAAACGAAACATCAAGAGGATTAAGAAGCTGCGCTTGTATATGTGGGCTATCAACCCGGAGCACTGGTGTTATTTTCGCTGGAGTAATGTCAAGGATCAGCACCTCAAACGCTTGATTGAGCTTGCTGTGCAGAGCTGGCCTGATGAGTGGTGGACTCCTGGACAGTCAGCAAGATATTTTGGTGTGGGTGTGAGCTGTATCAATCAGAGGATCCGTAAGGGATCTCTGCCAGCAACGCGCTGGGGTAACTGGCGAATAAAGAGATCAGATGTTATCAGGTTGAAAATATCCCCAGGTAAAGGATCCAACCGGTTTTGGGTGTACAAGTTCACTGATAATGCAGATCGCTTCTTGTTAAAGGCGATTGATGAAATGGGTTTGGGCTATGCCAATGTTGGTCGCATGATGAAGATAAGTGATTATGCGATCAAGAATCGATACCTGGAACTGAAAGGAATGTCATGTCAGAACTGAAAAGGTTTGTGTGTCCTGCGTGTGGTGCTCCCCTTCTGCCAGAAAGTGATTGCCATGGGTATATAACCTGTGACTATTGTGGGAGTACGTATCAGACTGAGCGGGAGAATTATCCCGTGTCAGAGAACATGGGAGAAGGTCCAATCTGCGGGGGCTCGGGTGGTAGTAGTTTTGTTACGATAACAACCAGCGGTACAGCTCATCTTCCCAGTTGGGGATTATATGTTGAGTAGCAGCATGCCCCCACTTGCCCGGCAGTTTATTAATACAGTAGAAGAAAGATTCGCAATTTTCCCTTTGTTCACCATTTTTTCGGGGGTTGGGCTGGGCTGTGTGGGGAAAAGTTCCTGTTTTTCAGTGTTCCATGGGGTAAATTTTTGTTCGCATAATATACCATTATGCGACGAAACTTTGCTTTTTGTGGTTGTTTTTGGGGCAATTTTGGGTGATTATCTATCATTTTTTTGGTCGCATAATACGGAGGGAACGTGGACGCCAACATTGTTGAGACCGTAAAGCAACGCAATCCCATCGAGGAAGTTGTTGATGGTGATGGTTATCCTCTGGAAAAACGAGGTGGTCGTTACCGGAAGTGTCGTGAGCATGACAGCCTGGTAGTGGATGTCCATGATCAGAGTTATCACTGGAACAGTCGGTCAGAACATGGGGATGTGATCGCCTGGGTGATGGCACGGCAGGGTACAGATTTCAAGGGTGCGGTAGAGATCCTCTGCCGTCGAGCTGGACTGCCTGATCCAGACTGGGGGAAGCAGGACAATGTGGAGCGGATTGCTGCACGGTCCAGGATGGATGTGTTCTCCATGGCAACGAGTATCTTTACACGCTGGATGCTGCGCTCAGAGAAGGCATTGGCTTATGCGCATGGCAGAGGCTGGACGGATGAAACCATTCAGAAAGCGTTGCTTGGTTACACCGGATCACGGAGGCAGAGAGAACCACTGGTTGCCGAGATGAAGAGCGAGCTCATTGCAGCTGGCGTGGATCCCGAAAGCCCAGCGGCTGTGGCATTGCTTGGGTACGTTGGTAATGTGTCTGCCTGGGCAAAGGCGCACAATGTTGATGCGCATGCGAACTGGATCAAGGAGGGGAACGTTCCTTCCCTGGTTGGACGAGGGATGCTGGTCTATCCCCATGTACGCGGGGGAAGGGTGACTTACTTCAGTGGTCGAGCCATTGAGGATAAGATGCATTACAACTTGCCGAGTGAGCTGGCAGGTCCACGTCAACCATACTTCAACAGTGCCTGGAGTCCAACTGAGCACGAGTGTGTTGTGGTCGAGGGTCAGGCAGACGCCGTAACCCTTGGTCAGTGGGGGTTGCCTGCTGTTGCTCTGGCTGGTTGCTCGGCTGATAAGGCGCTCACTGATACACTCGCCAAGCATGACAACATCTACCTTGGGCTGGATGCCGACAAGGCAGGCCGCAATGCTGTGGCAAAGCTGGCTGATCCGTTGGGTCCTATGGTGCGGTTGGTTGAATGGCCCAAGCATGGCGAGACTGATAAGGATGCAAACGATCTTCTCAAAGCCATGATCACAAAAGACATGGATCATGAACAGCAAGCAAAGATTGTGCGTGACCTGCTACTCCAGGCGCGAACCTACGTGGAGCGTGTCGCAACGTGGGCAGGTGAACAGGAAGGAAATGCCCGGGACGCAGCACAACGCAAAGCGCTCGAGGTGATTGCCATGATGGGACCGGTGCAAATGGCACAGTACCGGGCACGGTTGGCGAAAGCCTTGGGGCTCAACATCCGGGAGTTTGGGCACGTGCTCAAGACTGTGATACAGGTCAATGGATTTCATAGCGAGGAGGACGGTGAGAAGGGACCGGACGATGTGGTTGAACTGGTCGGTGGATGTATCGAGGATCACCTGGTCGAACTGTTGTATGATCCCGAGGCTGGCATCACGAAGTTCGCGGTACGTTATCCTGATGGGCGGATGGGGATCACTGATCATATTGACCTGGACAACAGGCGCTATATTCCAATCTGGCCAAACGTCATCATTCAAAAGAGTGCGGTGCTGCTGCCTTCTGAGCTACCCGCCTTGCGCAGCACAACGGAGCTGGTCACCATCATTCGCCAGTTCATCCACAGGTATGTTGACATCGATGGGTTTTACGAGAAGCTTGCCACTTACTATACCCTCTTCACCTGGGTCTATGACTCGTTCCAGGTGGTCCCATATCTCCGAGCACTCGGTGATTACGGCACGGGAAAGACACGGCTCATTCAGGTGGTTGGCGCTATCTGCTACCGCCCGATGTTTACGGCGGGGGCTTCGACTGTTTCCCCGATATTCCGGATGCTCGATAAGTACAAAGGTACGCTGATCATGGATGAGGCTGACTTTGCCAGGAGCGACGAATCGGCAGACATCATCAAGATATTCAACACTGGCTATATGAGCGGCATGCCTCTGCTGCGGGCTGTTGACCGTGGCGGATCTCAGGGATTTGACATTGACGCCTATGAAGTTTTTGGACCCAAATTGATTGCCACTCGCAAGAAATTCTTCGATAAAGCAACGGAAAGCCGATGCCTGACGAAAGAGATGGGCGGCGGCGTACCCAGGGTTGATATACCACTTGTGCTGCCGCGAGAGTTCTGGGATCAGGCACGAAGCGTGCGGAACCTGCTGCTGGCTTACCGGATGAAAAACTGGGTTCCTGCAGCTGATGTTGATTACAACGATGTGGATCGCTCTATCGAACCGCGATTAAACCAGGTAACCATGGCGCTCAAGACGATTGTTGACGATCCAGAGTTAAAAAGACAGATTGATGGATTTATCAGAGAGTACAACCGCCAGCTGGTTGTGGAGCGCTCAATGACACTCGGATCCAAGGTCCTTGAAGCGCTGGTAAAGATGCATGAAGATTCTGAAAAATCCTTGATCAAGGACGTGGATGAAGAGGGGGGTGATATTTATTATCTCAAGAACCTGACCAAAAAAGTGAATGAATTGATCGACGAAGAAAATCGTGACGAAGAGGACGAAGACGAGGAAGACAATAAAGGGCGGAAGAAGCTCGGGCCCAAACGA